TATAAACAAGGTGATAATGTAGATACCGAAATCAATTCAGATGAATTTTCCGTTCCAACTATTTAAGGGGTTTAAAATGGAAAGATGTAAAATAAAGCCTTCAGATTCCAAGCTTGTTGTTAGAGATCCAAAATCTAAAAAAAAGCTAGAGGCTGATGGTGAGATTAAAAATTTATCTAGCTACTGGAGGCGTAGAATTAAAGACGGCTCAGTTGTTAAAGTATTAAAACCGGCTCCAGTTAAAAGAGCCTCTACTTATCAGGAGTCAAGTAAATGAGTATTTCATTCAATGAAGTCCCTTCGAGTATTCGCGTACCTTTTATGTATGCTGAATTTGATAACTCGCGGGCTATTCAGGGATCAGGATCACAGCCATATACGGCTTTGATTATCGGACAAAAATTATCTACTGGCGCTGATGCTGAGTTGGTTCCGGCTGAAGTTACTAGCGCGGCTCAGGCTCAATCAAAGTATGGCGAAGGCTCGCAGCTTCATCATATGGTAAAAGCTTTTAAGGATGTAAATCCTCTAATGGCTGTTACTTGTGTTGCTATCGATGATCTTCTAGCAGGTGTTGAGGCTACTGGAAAGATTGATCTAGGCGCGGCTCAAGCTGCTACTGCAGATGGAATCTATGCTGTTTATCATGGCGGTAGAAGATATCAAGTGGCTGTTAGTTCTGGCGATGATCAAGATGCAATCGCTACTGCAATGGCCGCTGAAATCAATGCCGATACTTTAAGATTTTCCGATGCTGCCGTTAATGGCGTTAATGCATATGAAGTTGATCTTACTTGTCGTCATAAGGGCGTTGAGGGAAGTTATATTGATACTCGAATCAATTATTATTCTGATGACGAGCTACCGGCTGGCGTAACAGCTCCGACTATTACTGCGATGGCTTCCGGCGCTGGAAATCCTGATATTCAAGAGGTTATCGATGTTCTAGATGATACTCAATATATCGGTATTATCCATCCTTGGACTGATGCGGCTAACCTTGCTGCTTTAAAGACTGAGCTAGATGATCGTAACGGTCCTTTGCGACAAGTTGACGGCATGGCGATTACAGCTAGAACCGATACATTTGCAAATCAAACTACTCTAGGTGAGTCAAGAAACGATCGTTTTTTAACTGTAATGTCGGCTTATGGACCTGATCATCAGGCACGTTGGGCCGCTGCTTATGGCGCTCGTTTATTGCAAGCCGCTGAGATCGATTCGGCTAGAACTTCGCAAACTTTGACTCTCCCAGGTATTTTAGCTCCAGAGAAATCAGAGCGAAGAAGATTAGAAGAAAACAACCTTCATTTATATGATGGGCTTTCTACGTTCTCAATCGATGCAAGCGATACTGTCCAAATTCAAAGGGCTATCACAACCTACCGCCTTAATGGTTCTGGTGGTGCTGACGAAAGTTATTTGGATTGTACTACTTTCTTTAATCTTTCTTTTATTAGATACGATTTTAGAACTTCATTTTTACAAAAATATCCTCGTCACAAGTTAGCTGATGACGGCAATAACTATTCTAGCGGACAGCCTATTATGACTCCGACTGTTGGAAAAGCTTTCGCAGTTAGTAAGTTTCAGCAATGGCTAGAAGATGGCAAGGTTGAAAATTCAGATCAATTTATTAACGATCTTATTGTTGAGCGTAGTTCTTCAGATGTTAATCGTCTGGACTTTCTAATGTCTCCAGATTTAATAAACAGTTTAATCGTTGGCGCTGCTAAATTCGCCTTCTTACTTTAAGGGAGTAGAAAATGTCAGGTAGAATTAGTGGAATAATTTTCGTAAAAGCTGATGGCGTTCAATACAAGGCTAAGGGTTCTTGGACTTATAACCTTGGCCAGCCAAAAAGAGAAATGATCGTTGGAAGCGATGGGCCTCATGGTTACAAAGAACTCCCGCAAGCTGCCAGCCTTTCGGGTGTTATAACTGATCAAGGTGATTTGGATGTTGCTACTCTTTTGAATTTAACTGAAGTTGATTTGGTTCTGCAGTTAGCAAATGGAAAATCTGTTGCTTTCGATCGTGGAACTTTTACAGCGGATGGTGATATCACAACAGAAGAGGCAGAGATTCAAGTTGAATTTATGGCTGAAAAAGCTAAGGAAATTTAAAAATGAAAACCCAATACCAACTAAAACAACCATTTGACCTTAAGGGCGCTAAAGTAGAAACCCTAGAATTTAGGCGTTTAAACCTTGGTGACTTAAGAGGCGTTGAAAACCTCGCTGCGTTGACGATGAAAGATATTTGTCATTTAATCGGGAGATCGGCTAACCTAGCCCCTCCCGAATTAGATCGCATTGATGTCGCAGATTTGGATGGTATACAAGAAATCATCCAAGGTTTTTTAGTGGATTCCCAGCAGATTTAGATTTAGCAGTTTCAGTGCTTGCTGGGAAATTGCACTTTCAGCCTACCGAATTAAATCAACTTACCGATAAAGACTTTTCTTATTGGGTTGCTCGTTTAAACCAATTCAACGAATTTGAAAAGGAATGTTACGAACGTGCCAACAAGTAATATAAAAGTAAAATTAAGTGACAAGGCATCAGCCGGGTTTAAAAAACTCGGCAAAAATGTCGGCGGTGTTACCAAAAAACTAACCATGATGTCGAATAAGATGGCTCTAACGAGGCAGAAATTCGAAGGCATTGGTAAGAGTGGTAAAAGCATAGCTGGTGCTGGTCGTAGAATAACGATGGGCTTAGGCGCTCCGTTAGCTTTACTCGGGGCTTCAGCTATTAGAGCCGGTCTAAACTTCGATAAGGCTATGAATGAAGTTGAGGCTAAGGCTGAGGTAGCCGGTAAATCAATTCTCGACCTTAGAAACCAGGCTAAAGAGCTAGGCGCTACAACCAAATTTAGCGCTTCACAGGCAGCATCAGCTATGGTTGAGATGGCCAAGGCTGGAAATGATACTCAAAAAATATATGATTCAATGCCAGCTATTTTAAGTTTAGCGGCGGCTTCCAATATGGATATTGGCGAGACTGCAGACATCGCAACCAATATCATGGGGGCATTTAAATTAGAAGCTAAGGACATGACTCGGGTTGCTGATGTGATGGCTTCCACCATGGCTAGCTCAAATGTCGATATGTCAAATCTATCTGAAACCATGAAGGTAGCCGCGCCTGTTGCTGCCAAGTATGGTTTAACTATCGAATCAATGTCAGCGGCTACCGGATTGCTTGGAAATATTGGTATCAAGGGATCTATGGCAGGGACTACTCTTAGGGCTATGTTTATCAATATGGCTACCATGACGCCTAAAGTAAAAAAGGGATTGCGTGGAATGGGCGTCGAGATTACCGATAGTAACGGCAATCTTTTAGACTTTACTAAAGTGCTTCAGAATCTTGGTAAGGCTTTACCTCATTTAGATCAGGCTTCAAGAATAAAAGTATTGAAAGATATTTTTGGTAAAAGAGCTATCGCTGGTGCGAGTGAACTAACCGACATGGCCACAAATGGTAAGCTTCAAAAATTCATAAAAAAACTAGGCAAAGTAGAAGGCGCGGCTAAAACCATGGCTGATACCATGGAGCAAGGCGCTGTTGGAGCCGTTACCAAAATGAAATCAGCATTTGAAGGTGCTCAAATTGCAATAGCTGAATCTGGTTTGTTAGATTCGTTTGCAAAGTTTGCTGTTGAAGCTGCTAATATGTTCGCTTCTATTTCTAGGACAAACCCCGCTATATTAAAATGGGGCGTTATTATAGCCGGTGCTGCAGTCGCATTTGGTCCTTTACTAGTGGCTCTTGGCTCATTGATGATTATGCTTCCAACTATAATAGGCGCGTTTTCAGCGCTAGGACTTACCACGGGTTTAACCCTTGGCCCTATAATTTTGGCCCTTGCCGGTATAGCTCTTGGTATGGCTTCAGTCGGTAGAGCGATTTTTGTTATGCTTACAAATTGGGACGGCGTTAAACTATCTTTCCTTTCTATTATAGATACTATTGGCGATGCTTTCGATGATATGATTCTTGGTATTCAAGATTCTATCCCTGATTTTATTGTTAAGTTCGCTGGCATTGAGTTAGATACTGACAAAAAACGAAAAGAATTAGAAAAAAAACGAAAAGAAAGAGATCTAAGAAGAGCCTTTGAGATCAGCGCTAGCATGGGAACTACTGCAAGTGGCGCGACTAGAGAGAGCCTAACTCAAGGATTCACTAAGACCTTGAAAGAAAAAAGGGAGCATAGAGAAAAACTGGCTACCTTCGGGCCTCAAAATTCTAAGGTCGATGTAGTATTTAAAAACGCTCCGCTAGGCTTAAGAGCTAACGCCGATGATAAAAATACAAATGTAAGCTTTAGCAATGTTGGATTTCTAGGAGGCGGTTTATAATGGCTGGTATCTGGGCGAGAAGATTAAAATCAGCTTCATTTAGAGGCGTTCCTTTCTTCATAGATAGCCATGAGTTTAAGACGGGTAGAAATACCGTAGCTCATGAGGCCCCTGATCAAAACAAAACCTTTGCAGAAGATATCGGATTAAAAACCCGTGAGTTTTCTATTCAGGGCCATATCCTTGGTGATGATTATTTTCGCCTAAGAGATAACTTAATCGATGCTTGCGAAGAAACTGGAAGCGGTGAATTATCTCACCCTTATCTAGGCGTTAAAACCGTTCAATGCGTTGATTTTAACTTTGCTGAAGATACCCAGGAGGGCCGGGTTGCTAGATTTAACATTAAGTTTATCGATGCTGGGGAGTCAAATTTCCCCTCTAATTTATTCGATGTTGTAGCTGAGTATTTCGATGCTGCTAATAACGCGATTGATTCGGTTAAATCTGCTTTCGATGCTGTTTATAGCTTGGCTAATTTGCCTGGTTTTGTAACTGATGAAATGACCGTTCTAGTTGGCAATATGCTTGACCTTGTAGAAAATTCTCTAGATACGGTTTCGGTAGTCGATTCTAAAAAAGCAGAAATGAAAGAAAAGATAGCTACTTTAAGGGCCGATATAACAACGCTTGCGGCTTCAGCTAATTTAATATCAACCGAAGGCATCAACCTAATTAAAGATTTGAAAGAGGTTGTCGCAGAATCTACCGAAGATGATAGCGCTGCAATAGATACCAATTCTGGCAAGGATGATACCTTAACCATATTCGATACCTTGCTTACGTTCAACGATGACGCTCCCGATCTAGATGATTCAACCGATACTAGGTCGGCTCAAAAGGTCGCCGCTGACGCTTTCGAGGCGCTAGTTAAACAAGCTACTATAATTACCTTAGCCGATCAGTCTGTTGTAAAAGAATTTAAAACAATCAACGCCGCTGACTCTCAAAGGGAAAGCCTTGTAGATTTGATTGAAGGCCAATTGGATTCTATTACCGATGATGATTTGTTTCAAAATTTCCAAGATTTAAAAGCAAATATAATCAAAGCAATTCCAAATGAAAATGCAATTACTGCCAATGAGGTAGAGGTTGAGACTAAGGCCGTTATGCCTGTATTAGCTTTGGTTTATGATCTTAATGAAAATCTAGATAATGAAAAAGATTTCATCGATAGAAATAAGGTTAGGCACCCAGGTTTTATAACTCCGGGTTCCTATACGGGACTAAATGGTTGATATAAATGTAATCAAGAATAGTTTTGTAAATCCTTTGAATGGCTCCGGTCAAACTGACAAGGATGCTATCTCTGTTTTTATCAATGGTACCACTTACAATTCTTGGACTGATATATCTATCAATCGTGATCTTGATTCTGCTATTGGTTCTTTTACCATGTCGTTTGTTGATAAATGGCGACAATCTGGCGATAGTTGGGTTATTACTCCGGGCCAGAAAATAGCTATTAAAATCGGCAATAGAAAGCTGCCTGTATTAAATGGATTTGTTGATTCTGTTGAGGCTTCGATTTCTAATACAGATCGCTCTATTTCCGTTACTGGCAGGGATAGAACTTGCGACCTTGCCGACTGCAGTTATATTGAAGAAAATGAAATTTCATCTATTACCTTTTTAGGTCTTTGCGAAAAGATGGCTGGGTTTTTTGGTATCGATGTATATTATGAAAGCCCATTATATTTAGGCCCTTTGGATACGCCATTTAAGTTTATCTATCAGCAAGGCGATTCAATGCTAGAGGCTTTGTATAAAGAGGGTAAGCCAAGGGGTTTTAATCTAAAGACTGACGGCGAAGGCAATTTAGTTATCTTTAATCGCAATGCCTCTGAGACTTTAACAAGATCGCCGGTTGCTCTATCTCAGGATGGAAATATTTTAAAAGCTTCCGTTTCTTTAGATCAATCCGATCGATATTCTACCTATATAGTTAAGGGCCAATCCTCAAATGATGCGCTTGGTTGGGGCCTTAAAAAGAATACTCCAAAGGGTTCGGCTGATGATAGGGGCGTGACTAGAACTAGGCCGCTTGTGGTTATTTCTGATACTGAGGTCGATGATGTCACAGCACAAACACAAGCCGAACAAGAAGCCGATATTCGCAAGCGCCAATCCAACGATATATCTGCTGAAGTCCAGGGCTGGACTAAAACGCCATTGGGTGAACTTTGGTCGGTGGGCGATATTGTGCCTGTTGACGCTGGCTTTATTGGTATTTCTAACGTCGATTTGCTTATAAAAAGCATTGGTCTATCGAAGTCAACTTCGGGCGGTACTATTACAACCATTGGAATGACTACGCCCGATTCATTTAGAAACGAAAAAACCAAAACATCGGGCAATGATTTGTATGAAAAATTAGGATGGAAATTCACATCTTCTATATCTAAAGAAAAAGCTTTGGAGCTATCGCCAAAATTATGAGAATTAAAGACGTTAGAAACATAATTAAGCATATGGTAGGCCCTTTAGCTAAGAGGGTTAGGATGTCTATTGCCAAGGCTGTGATTGATTCTGTTACTGATAGCACTGATATTCAGTCTTTAAAGGTTCAAATACTAGCCGATGAAGTCATTGGATCTATAGAACGTATGCAGGAGTACGGCTTTAGTAGCGTGCCATTTAATGGGACTGAAGCCGTTGCAGTTTTTGCAGGTGGCAATAGAGCCAACGGGGTAATTATTGCCACCGATGACAGAAGGCATAGGCCGAAAGGTTCTGAGGGTGATACCTTTATATATAATGCGGCTGGTGCTATAATAAAGTTAGATAATGCAACGGGTGATATTGAGCTAACCGCTCCTAGCGGGTTTAAAATCAACGCTTCAGATATATTTTTAGGCGATGAATTAACTGGGGAGTCAGCGGTGAAAGGCGAAAGTCTTAAATCTTGGTTAGATACTCATACACACGTTGGATCCGCGCCAGGCTCTCCAACTTCTCCGCCGTCAATTCCGCTACCAACTACCGCCCTTTCAACTATAACGAAGGTAGAATAATGGCCCTAGTTCAAGCGACAATTGAAACTACTATAAAAACCGAAATGGAAAATACTTTCGGCACGCCTGAAGATGCTGCCGAGATGGATAAATTCGCCGAGTCATTGGCCAAGATATTTATCGAGATATTAAAAAATCAGATGGTAGTCACTACAACGGTTGTGGGTGGCTCTTCGTCTGGTGTTTACGTGGACGATGTGACATGAGCGATATAGAAATTGCATTTGTT